CCCTTGGGGAGCTGAAGCGACTCTTTGCACAGCGGGTCGAGCTTCACTTTGAACGATCTTAGATCCACCATTAGCGGATTTGGTATGAGGATAAACCGTACCTACACGGCTGTCCAACTCTTCGTAATACTCGTCAGAGCCTACGTCATAGCCCTCATTGGCTAGATTGTAGTGTACATAATAGGCGTACTGCGTAGCCTTCATGTCATCTTCATCGTCTTTGTTAGCGTACCAAGGGTTTCGATCATGCCACTCCAGAGCGTCTTCAGTCGGAGTAACCTCTTGCTCAGCTTGTTGATACTGCTCCTGTCGCACAACCTGCTCGTTGCCTTGCGACACATACTCTTGCTCTTGAGCGGTTTGCTGTCGAGCCTTGGCGACTCGAAGCTTTTCTTTCTGGATCGATATATCGCTCTGTAGCTTAGCTGCCTTGGTGATCAAGTCTGCATCACCACTTTCAACAGCTTTGCGATAAACATCGTCTATTTGTGACTCTTTAGAAGATAAAGCCTCTTCCTCTTTAGCCAGAACTTGATTTGACTGCTGAACTGAATGCTGTCGGTACTGCTGAAGCTCCGCTTCTTTCTGCAAAGCAATCTGCTCAAGCTGCTGCGCTCTTTGCTCAGCTTCTCGGTGCTTTGCGTTGAGTTTGTTGATCCGCTTGCTAACCGACTTGGTGTAGTTTTCAAGCTCGTCGCCTTCACTGGCAACGTCAGAGCCTTCTACTGGGTCTTCTGTGACCTCTATCGAGACCTGTTCTTCCTCGATCTGCTCGGCGTTTTGATTCTCAATCATGTGAAACTCACTATGTCATCTGGGTTAAGAATGGTGCCAATGACCTCATCGTCATTGATAATTCTGACTTCTCCGCCGTCTTCGAGCTTAAATCGAGCGCCTGAGTAGCGGCCAATCAGAACCCATTGCTTTTCTTGGCACCACGGCTTGTTTCCAAACTTTTCCGTGTCGCCGTAGCAAAGTGGCCCCATTTTTACAACATATGCCACAACAGTGGCAAGAGCCTCTCGATCTACGGTTTCTTTAAGAAGGTGTATGCCGCCATCGCTCTGAGCTTTGCCTTTGTATGGCAGAACCAACATTCGCCAGCCCGTAGGGTCTGGCATACGTTCTAGGGCGGATTTATCAAGCAGGGTTGGGTCGAGAACGCGCTCATCGCTTGAAACGTAAGCGGATTCAGTGGTCGGGATTGTCAATTTAGATTTCCTTATAGAATTCTTTGATGGTTTCCTCGACCAAGTTTATAACAGTTAGCTCTCCCTGCAAACTTTTATAATGTTCTATATCTTTGAGCATACCGTCCATCATGACCTCGCGGATAAGCTCTCTCCGTTCAGCCATGACCCGTTTTAGGCGCGACCCAAGGTCAATGTCATCCACTAAACTTTCTCGTGGAAATCGAAGCCACGAGTCGCAGCGCCAGCGCCACGGGCCTTGATTACCTTGACCTCGCCGCCCATCGTGCGGCGAATCAGCTCAGGCGATGTAGGGCCAGATTTAATGGTTTTTGTAGGTGACTCAACCTTTTTGATTCGGCTCATGTCTTTCATCAGTCTTCCTCGCTTTCTTCAGTTTCTTTTTTGGCAGCGGCCTTTTTGGGCGCTCTTTTGATAATAGGCTCTTCTTCAATGACGAACTCTTCTTGAACCTCTTGAGCGACCACCGCTTCAGCCTCTGGCTCTTTGACTACGGGTGGCTCTTCGCCAGCAATTCGAGCCATCTTTGCGGCAATGCGCGTATCGCTCTTTCTTTTCTTTTCGTCAGCATCTTTCGCCTTTTTTTCTGCTAAAGCCGCTTCTACCTGCCTAGCAAGCTTTTTGCTTTCACGCAGCTCTTCAATTCGCTGTCGGACGTAACTTGTTGATGAAATTAAATTAGCCACTATCGGCCTCCCATGTTTTTATTTTGCATGTCTAGGAGCTTCAACTCCGCTTGTTGCTCTAACCGACGAAGTGCTACATCTAACTTATCGTCTGCAACTTCTTTCTGAATTCCAAGACGCTGCTTGGCAATCTCTGTCTCCAAAAGTTTTTCTTTCGCTCTTTGCTTTTGTTTTTCCTCGAATTGTTCATTTTCAGCGTCGATAGCTTTTTCTTTAAGGTCTAGCTCTTGCTGCCTGATCTGAACCAAAGGATCTGTCTCATCGCCCTGCCCAATCGATTCGAGCAATTCTTGAGTCAATTGCGCCAGAATCGGTGCAGAATACTGTTCCATCTGCATTTGAATCTGGCTTTGCATTTGCTGCAATTGCTCAGGAGGCACTTGGCCAGATTGTGATGCCGCCTGCATCTCTTGCATCTGCTGGCTAATTTCTGGCGGAACTTGGTTTTGTGCCATTTGACTAGCCATGAATTGTAAGTGCTGCATCATGTGGCCGATGATCATTCCCTGAAGCTGCGGGTTCTGCTTAACCACGTCGGTTAAAAATAACGACCTGTGAGCGTCAATATGCGCCTGATGGTTCTGGCCCTCAAAAGCCTGTGCAGGCTGGCCCATCAAGAAGCCACTGTTCTCGATACCCGCATCCATAGGCATGGGCTGCGGTGGCTGAGGTGGCGGCTGAATGAGGCTATCCACATCATCCACGCCCAGAGCCGAGTACATGCGCCTATACGCCTCGTAGATGCCCTGTGGCCCGTGTATTTCAGGATTAGACTGCACCATCGTAAGCAGCTCTTGAGCCATCGTAATGCGCTGTGACTGGCTGAAAATATTGGGATCTGATACGGGGATGACATCAACTCGGCCATCAAAGTCCTGACCCATAATCTCTTGGGGGCCATTGCGTGAAACATAGGGGTAGTTGGGCGGTAGATACTCAGCAAACACCTTGGCAAGAAGTTGGAACTCAAGTTTCTGGCTGTAGTGCAGGCGCTTGTGTATGGCGCTCATAACCTTGGTGCCACGCTCCAGCAGAGCCACTGTGGTGCCTACTGGCATGGCTTGGTTCATATCACCGATATTCATGTCAGCTATAGACGCAAATCGCTTACCAGACTCTACAAGCAGCCCTAAGAGCTGCATGAGCACGTTGCTGGGTTCTTTGATCGGCAGCGGTATCAGGTTTTCTCGCAATGAAGCACCCGTGGTGTCGATGTCGCGGAACTCGCCCGGCTGTAATGGGCTGTCTTCGTCACGAATCCGCATACCGCGAGCCTTGAAACCTGCTGGCAGGTTGGCCAAGGTGCCAGCGTCGATGAGCTGGCGCAGAATGGACGTGGCTGACTTCGATATGCCACCAATCATGTGGCTCAAGCCTAACCCGTAAAAGCCAAGGCCCGGCAAGAACTTGTATTGCACGAAGAAATTGATCTTTGTCTTGAGAGGGTCAGTTTCGATGTAATTGCGTCGAATCGACAAAACCTTCTGGCTCTGTTCGTCAATTGTGACAATGTACGGCAACTTGAGGCCCGTAGGTTCTCCGTCCTCGCCAACGTCTTCAAAGCCGGGTATGTCTAGGATGGTGTGCGTCTCAAAGACAACGTGATCGCGGTCTTCTCGATACGAAGGCTCCATGCCCTCAATCTCGTCAATCTGCTCTTCAATGTCGCTGCGATTTACAGTCATCGAGCCGCCTTTAAGCTCAACATCGGCATAAAATCCGCTGAGCTGCTGCTTCTTGATCTCGTTACGGCTCATGTTCAAAACATGAGTAACTCGCTCAGCCGAGAACAAATCGGGCGCTTCGTAAGGAACCACAAGGTCTTGAGGCTCGATAAACTTGCTCATCGCACGGCTTGAGCCAGTATCAAAGTACACTTTCTTAAACGCAGAGCCTGCGAGCGGAAGATAAAACAACAGCATATCCAACTCTGGATCGTACTCTTGCATGACGTTCATGATGTAGTAATTCATAAAGTCTTGAACGCGACCAGCCTGCATTTCAACCTCTGGGCTTCGCGCGCCCACTATCTCGGTTTTGACTGGGCCTTTCGACGGCAAAAGCTCTTTGTAAGCTTGAGCCTGAAACTGCGTGACAGATTCTGCCAATATCGGGTGAATAACCCCAGAAGACCCCTCAAAAGGTTGGCTGCGAGAATCATCAAACTTCATGCCCAGATACTTCAAGCCATCGGTGTATGTCTTTTCCCACTCAGATCGGCTTTCTTTATCGGCTTTGATCGAACCAATTACGTCGCTGGCGAGCTTGGATAAGTCGCTGTCTGAAATGAAATCGACCAAATTTGCGTTGAAATCGGTAGCTATCTGCTCTTCTACGGCATCAATCTCGTCATCAATCAAAATTTCTTGTTCACGAACCAGTATCTCCGCAGCATTGCGAATCTCGTCGTTTCGAGTCATCTCTGGCTCGATCTCCATCGCGCTACCCGTTGGCATCACGTCAGGATCGTTCTCTGTGCCCAAGCCTTGTTTTTCAATCGCCATTAGTAATATACCTGTCTGTCACGCCTTAAAAACTCAGCCTCTTCAGGGTAATCGTCTTGCAAGCTCAAAAAGCCGCCTTGACGGAACCGCATCAACGCCATCGTTGCCGAGTCACAGTAATCGTCGTTATCGCCAAACGGAAAGCTCGCCATTTCCTCAATCACCTCATCGGCAAAGCTTTCATCTGGTGCCCAAACCATGCCCGACTCAAAGATCGGCGCAACGCTGTTCATTCGGGCAATCTTATCTTGGCCTCTCGATGGTGTATAGGCCGTCACTGGGATGCCCATGCGCCGAAGCTCTTGAGTCAGTGGCGTACCACTGGCTTTGGCCTCGATAAGAATGCAGTCTGGCTCCCAATACTTGTACTCTTCGTAAGCCAATCGCTTCAGCTCAGGAAAATCCAACCTGACTCGTTTGGCGTCTAGCAATATAATTGCTTGAACATTGTCATCTGGGGACTGAAATATCGCCCATGTGGTTATGGCCGAGTAGTCGGCGGTTTCTTTTTTGCTAAACGCGGTGTCGTAGCTCTGAATGACGTATTCATAAGATGGCACCCAGTCCTTTTCCCATTTGCGCCACCACTCTCGCTTCACGATAGAGCCAGCTTCAGCGGTTGGGTTTTGCATCCACTGAGCGTTCCATTTGCTGATTGGTAGAGACGCTTTCACCGACAAAAGCTCTTCTTTCTTCCAGAACTCAGGCCAGAGCGGAGTTTCTGACTCAGGCATTATGGCGGGGAACTCGACAACCTCCCACTGGTCAGCGTGATCGTCGCCCTGCTTCTTGAGAACCTTCCCTACAAGGTCTTTTGTTGACCATCGAGTCATTACAATGATGATCGTTCCGCCCGGCTGTAGACGCTGCCGTGGCCCTGACGTGTACCACTCATAAGCGGACTCCATTGCCGTGGGAGACAGCGCGTCTTGCTCAGAGTGCGGATCGTCAATTATCAAGAGGTCAGCGCCTCGACCCGTGATAGCACCACCAACACCCGCGTAGAAAGATTCACCTTCCTGATTGGTTGTCCAACGACCCGCCGATTTGTTGTCGGCCTGCAATTGAAGCTCTGGAAACACCTGAGAATAGTCATCTGAGTCGATGATATTTCGCACCTTTCGGCCAAACCGAACCGCAAGCTCGGCGGTGTGGGTGGTTTGAATGATCTTGAGATCACCCTTTCGACCCATCATCCAAGCAGGAAAGTAGGTGCTCGCAAACTCCGATTTGGAGTGTCTAGGAGGCAAACAGACAATCAACCGCTTCAGCTTACCCTGTGCAATCTTGTTGAACTTGTCGCCAATGATTTTGTGATGACGGCCCAAGATACACTCAGGCCACATATGCTTGACGAACTCAATAAAATCGCCCTGACACCTGTCCTGCTTTTCCATTTGGTCATAGCGAGACAGAAGCGCCAAGGCTTCGTTTTGATCCTGCTCGCTCAGGATCTCGAAGTCTTTAAGCGAGAGTTCAGACATTTTCCCAAGCTTCCCCTTGGAACAACAAAGCCTCTGCCTCGCGCCTTCTTACCAAGCCGTCTAACACCTTGCCGCCAGCTTTATTCCAACGCTTGATTTGGTGCGGCACATCCGCCATATCGCCTTCGTTGAGTCGATTCAATAGCGTGGATGACTTCAAGTTTGTCGGGCCAAGGTTGTATGTCCAAGCCACTAGCGCGTCAAACTGACTTTGCGTCAGATCCGCATCAACCAGCTCGTTAACGTAGCCCTCAAACTCCTGCAAATCATCAACCAACATATTGTCAGCGTCTTGTTGTGTGCAAGAGTCGCCCTCGTTGACACCTCTTGTGTGACCATAACCAATAGTCCAGACGTTGGCTGAGCATTGATATGCTTGTAGCTCACAGCCCTCGAACTTTTTAATCAGGGATATCCCCTCTTCGCTGGTCACTCTCATCGTCCAGTTCCTCGTCCAAATTTTTGTAATATTGTACAATAGTGAGCACTTGGCGGATATATCTTTTAACTTCCGCCATGTTAGTTGATAGGTTCTCATAACCTTTCGTCGATAAGCCATAGTAAGCGTTTGTCGGGGCGTTGCCCTCTTCAAGATCATCAAGATATTCCTGCATCGTCTGAGGCGTAAGAACCTTCCATTCGACAGGCAGCGTGGATATAGCGTTTGGCAGTGCAGGGTGATAGACGGCTGCTGGCTTGATGACCGTGACAACCTCAACAGGCTTGGTCTCAGGGATGTATGGCTCTCGACCTATCAGGCCGCAACCACTAAGAAGCAGGATCGGTAATAGCTTCCAGATCACTTAATACCCCCTTGGTGCCACGGTTGATAATGTTTTCAATCAGCCCCGGCTTGCGTAACGAAAGCACATTCATATCGTGCTTTGCGAACTTTTTTCGGATCGATTCCACCTCTTGCTGGGCTTGCGCGTTAGCAGCCTGAAGCTCGTTGACTCGATCCAGTATGCGCTGTTGGCGCTCTTCAGCCTCCGTGAGCTGTTGATTCAGGCTAGATATGCTGCCCTCCAAGACTAGCTGGTTATCTGCCGCTTGACGTAGATCCATAGCCATAGCTTGCTTTTCAGCCTCTGTTTTATCTGCGTACATCTTGAACGCTCCGACAGTAGCCAATAAAGCAATGCCTAGAACCCCTGTAATCTGCCACATTACGGCTTCCTATTTGACCACGCTTGAGCGCCAAAAAACGCAGCAAGTATACCCGCAACGGATACGAAGTAGACTGCCGCCATATCACCTAGAATCGTTGCTGCCTGTGTCAACCCAAAAAGCTCTGATGCCACGACTAATGACGGGTACAGCAGCATTCCCCACAGAGCGAACCAACTCATAGCTCGTTGGGCATCCGCACGTTCATGCTGTAGACGTAGCTCTTGCAGTTCCTTGCTGGTGTTTAGCTCTTCATCCGTGACAACACCGTCCCCATCCGCATCGTATTCGGCGTATTCAGAACCTTCTTGTAAACGCTTCGCTGCCATCTTAATCCCAAGTTTTCGTGTTCGCCGCAACCCGCTTCGGTATGCAATAAGCCGTTATGTTTTCTTGCATTTGATAGCGGTTGTTTATCTTGGTTTTACCTGTGCTGACGTAATACGCAAATGTGTTACATCGGGTAACATCTCGAAAATAAAACTGATCGGCTATTGGCTCTCCGTTTACTACCACAACCAACAAGAAAGCCATCATTTTCTTGTCAGCCAACTTAGCAAAAGTGCCAACGTCATGGGTAAGAGAAACAGCAGTACACCCCCAATGGCTGCGTATTCTTTAACTTCTTTCCAGAACTGTTTCTTTCTAGCCGCCGCTCTAGCCAACTCAAGCTGTTTCTGCTTGCGAGCCTCTGCCATCGCCTGCATCGCCTCTTGATACAACTGTCCGTTACCACTAACGGTAAACAGATCCTTGATTTCGCGCATGGTTTCTTGGATCTGCTTTTTTGCCAAGGCAGCTTTTACAGCATCAGCCTCTGACAGCTTGCCCTCGTTCTGAGCGCGTTGTAGTTCTACTTCGGCACCACCTAGCGCAGACAGAAACCCAGAGATGGACTGAATGTCGTTAGTAGTCTCAGCGACCTGCTTAATCGCACTGGTAGCTGCATTTACGCCAGCTACAATCGCAGCGATCTCGCCAATCACGTTCAGCCGCCCATGAACTGTGGCAGAGCCACCGCGACAATCACCGTTGCATAAACGCCCCAGATCATTAGCTCAAGCCGGTCAAACCGCTTGCTACCATCTTGCAGGCGCTGCTCAATACCTTGATATCGTATAGCGCACTCTTTCTCATGCGCCTCAATCTGAGCTATGGCCTTCTCTGTAGGCGTCACTGAACAGAAGCCTCGGCTTCATCATCTTCAGCAGGCTTAACTGCGTTGACGATAGCTTCACCGTAAGCCTTCAGCACAACCTGACGTTCGTTGATCTGCATTTGTAATCGTGCGATTTCTTGGCGGATCTCAGCAACACGGGCAACGTGCATCTGGGTCTCAACGGTCAGCTCTGACACGTTATGTTCTTCATTGTCGATAGTGATTGTTTGTTGTTCACTCATTAGTCGTTTTCCTTTAAGGGTTCTACGATTACTTTGCCATTGTCGTCAGTCCAGTCTGTATCAAGCATATGCTGGTCTTTACGCTCACCTACAACCATCCATGAAATAGTGTCGGTGCAGGTATTGTCTTGAGCCGTGATTGTTAGCGTATTTCCAGACACAGAACCTTTTACCGCAGTCCAACCTGATTCATTTGAAGTAAAACACTGAACATCAGTACAAAGAACTTCAAAAGTGCCCTCCGTCATACCTGCTGCTGTATCGACATTCACAGTTGCAGAGCCGTCAACCAAAGTAACTTTGCCACGATAAATTAGATCAGCTTGTGGGCCTTCTATAAACGAGTGAACGAGGTGATGCGTTGAGGTTTTGGCAGGTAAGGGGTGATCAATACGGAACGAGCCAGAGCCTTTAGAAAGAGCGCCTAGTACAACAACATTTCCATTCTGTAATAATTGGATGATGTTTGTAGATCCGCTGGAATCTCTATACTGATATATTACATAATCGGTAGTTCCGCTAAACACAGCAAGTACGCCAAATCCAATATTAGATGGGCCTGTCATATTCATAGCATAGAAATCGCCACCAGAGCCTTCTAAACTTAATGCTGCGTCTAAAACATGAGACCCCACCTCACCACTTCTAACTCTAAGCCCCTGATCGTGGGTATAGGTGCCCGAAGTTGTGCCTATTAATACGCGCCCACTAGAAGAAATCATCATGTGAGTGCCGCCGGTTTCATAAACATCTCTGCCTGCGGCAAACTTGAGGTTCATGTTTCCGTTAGAAGAAGTAGCCTCTCCCCACATACCAATAAAGTGATCTTCAGTACCGCTGTTGTCATCGTGACCAATTAAGAAAGCACCAACAAAGTCGTCTACTGCAACAGCATTGTCTTCACGGTAAGCGATGATCTCAGCACCCGTTGCGCCAGAACTGATAAGCTGCCTGCTGGATTGGACTCCAGTGGGGATTGCGGTAATCCCTTGGAGCACGTTGCCCGATGCGTCTATACGCATACTCTCATCCCAGTTTCCTGAGTTATTGACAGTACCGTCAGCCGTGGTACTGCTAGTAGCTCTTCTCCAAACATGCTCACCACCTGATTGATAATACTGAGTAGCGGCAGCCGAAGTTGTGTATCTCCAAGCATCGCTAAAGTAAGAGTTAGAGGTTAAATAGAAATCGGTGTTTGAAGTTCGTGCCATCAGGTTGGCTAATGCAACGTCTAGCGAGATGTAGCCAGAGTTAGTGGCTTCTGGAACTTTGCCAATACCCACGTTGCCTGCTTGGTCAATGCGGAGGCGTTCTGTAGCGGCTGTTGTAAATGACATAAAGTCGGATGCGTGGTCGTACTTTAACATGCCACGACCTGATGCGCCTTCATCAGAAAATAAAATGTTTCCTGCATTTGATGAATTACTAACAATTTGAAAGTTACAGTTTTGGTTGTTTTCTAAAACAAAGAAGTCTCTTCCGCCGTAACCAGAAAATGTGGTAACGCCGTCAGAGCCAACAACGTGCAAAGTTTTATCTGGGCTGTTTGTGCCAACACCAACATTGCCATCAGATCCTTGCACAAACAAAGCGTGTGTGTTGTTGTCAGACTCAACGCGGAAGTCTAAGTCCATACTGTTTTCGTTGATTACCAACTCTGTAGCGTCCATAGAAATGCGTTCTTTATTTACACCCGCCAACCGAGTTTCGATAAGCAACTTCCCGTCTTCTGACCCATCCGTAGGATCTACAATAAAACCCTGTAAGAATGCGTAGGCAAAGTTACCACTCGCTGAGTCTTTACCCATGAACCGAAGTGTGCCAAGAGAGTCATTAGCCGCTGGGCTTGCGGAATCTCTCCTTAGATCAAGACGTGGGCCAACATTTTCGTCTTCGTCTGTAGAGATCAGACTAAGCTGTGTCGTGTTGCCGTCAGTCGTAAAAACCGCAGTTGTCCCTGTAAGACTGCCACTCACATCCATCGTGCCATTCACATCAATGGCAGTGGCAGTCAGATCAATCTCATCAGTTGCACCGAGCGATAAGACCGTCGCGCTAGAGCCTTGAATGAACTGGCTCGCGTCGTTAAACATAATCTTGTTGGTGCTGTTTAGCGTTAGGCCAGAACCGTCTGTATGAGTCAGGGTTGTGTCGCAATCTGCGCCAAACGTGATGACTGCACTGTCGGATGTAAACGTAAGGTCATCTTCAATGAAAAAATCAGGCACAGACAAGTCTTGGAAAGCATCAACCATCGCGCCGCCCGATCCGGCACCGTCTGAGTAGATCGCTTTAGTTTGACCATTGGCTATAGTGACAGTCGCGCCACTGCCCTGCTTAATTATGATGCTCTGCGATCCACTCGTTGCGTTCTCGATAAACCACAGCTTACTAACCGTATTCGGCCCTATAGTAATGGTGCAAGTGCTATCAAGAGTGCCAGTATATTTGAGAAACATACTCCTGCCGGGATCAGTAGAGCCATCGGCAATAGTAGTAGTATGCGTATCAGCATTGGTGGTAATAGCCTCCGTACCAAAGGAAAAAGCTTCACCTATCAACTCAAGGTTGGTATTTGTAGTCGTGCCCCAAGTGCCGGAGCCTTCTCCTGTAGCCAATTCGGACAAGCGAAGGTCATTAACGTAACTTACCATTTGATCACCTGTTTATGCGGCATCTCGGCCTGCTTTGATTTCTTCGTATCCTGCGGACTGGCTAGTATCGACAGCCGAATAACCCGCAGATTGGGTTGTACTCACTGGATTGTAGGACGGGTCTTGATTGGTGTCTATCTCGCCCCATACCAGAATATCACCGACACTTGCAACCATTGACACGCCGACAAGCTCAACAATTGCGCCTGCAACCGTAGTTGCATTACCAATGGCCGAGTTTATCTGCTGGCCGTCAACAAAGACGAAGTTAACCGTCTTGACCGTGGCCTGCCCTACGCCTGCCGTAATCGCTTGACCCGTGAGTGTAACATTGGCCTTCGCATCGATTGTCGGCGCACCAAGACCTGACGTAATCGACTGTCCCGTGAGCTGCACGATAGCGCCTGCAACCACTTGTATCGATCCAAGGCTTGACGTAATCGCTTGGCCGGTGGGCGCAACATTCGCTTCCGCATCTACGGTAAGAGCGCCAACGCCCGATGTGATTGCCTGACCTGTGGGTGCGACGTTTGCTTCAGCATCTACAGTGACCGCGCCGATGCCAGATGTTATGGCAAGGCCAGTAAGGGTGACTTTTGCTTCAGCGTCAACCGTCAGAGCGCCGACAGCAGCAGTCGCCTGCTGTCCCGTAGGCGTTACATCAATCGAAAGCGGGGTTCCCCAAGCGCCCTGCCCCCATGTGCCGCGACCCCAGCCTTCTTGAGACATCAGTCAGTCAGCTTGTCTTTGGCATCTTTCAGACGCTGAACCGCTGTGTGCATGATGTCACGCACTGCATTGGTCATGAAATCTGTCGCAAGCGAAGCCTCCATCGTCTCGATGGCCTCTTCGATATCTTCAATAGCCGTCATAATGACCTCCAATCAAGACAACATAATACGGCCTATGCCGCGTTAGGGACACCCTGAAATTTTCGGTTCAATATGCGCTGCACCTTGGAGTGCGTGAGCGGAGGTATGTTGTGCATACTGTTGACCTGCTTAGCGATCTTGCGAGGGCCAAAGCCGCGTTTATGCAGCTTGTAGATCGTCTTCAGCACCACCTGCTCTTCAGGCACCTCAACCAGCTTCTTGCGAGTCTTACTGCCCGTCTTGACCTCTTCGTGCCTAAAGCCATACGGCGCAGATCCGCCGATTGCGTAGCCGCGAGACGCCCAGTCGAGCTTGCCTGCGGCAAATCGATCCTTAATGGTCGCGTGTTCGATCTCGGCAACCGCTGATAACACCATCAGCATGATCTGGTTGGCCATCGAGTTCATATCGAACTTGGCATCCAAGCCCTTCGATCTGCCTGCGTCTGGGTAAACAATCGGCATCTCGCCAAACTGCTCGCAAAAGTACAGCGTGATACCGATATCTTGCAGCACTGGAATCAGGCCAAGAAGGTCAGAGCTGGATCGGCTCAATCGGTCAAGCCGAGTACAGATCACCACGTCATGACGGTCAATCACGTCAGTCATATCGCGGCTGGCGGGTCGATCTAGCACCGCATGGGTGCCAGAGATGCCCTCGTCTGCAAAAAACTCGGTCACCTCACGGTTGTACTTCTCGCGCACAAACTCACTGATCTGCTGCTTCTGCGTCTCTAACGAGATGCCAGACTTGACCTGCTCGTCTGTGGATACGCGGACGTAGCCGTAGATATTGTTTATTTGCTTGAGTGGGTTACCGCTCATTTCACACCGCCTTTGTAACCGTAATCGGCCATCTCCTGATGCAGTCGCTGCCAATTGATATCCAGCGGCATGTTATCGGCACTGCGGTCAGCGAACATAAC